ACTCCCGGCACCAACCCCACCACTTGGGCGCACGTTGCCGCGGCTGGTACGTTGATGCAGAACATGGGCGTTCCGATGGATCAACCGTGGCACTACGCCTGTACTCCGGGCGTACAGCAAGTGCTGGCGGGTCTGCAAACGGCTATCTCTCCTGCCAAAGCTCCACTGGTAGAGGATGCCTGGAGCCGCGCTCGCATTGCTGAAAACTTCGCGGGCTTCCGCGTTTCAGTCGCCAACACCCTGCCAACTCGTGCGGTTACTACCGCTGCGGACTTGGCCGGTACTCTGTCTGCTAACCCCGATGTGACCTATGTCACTGCGAAGGACAGCATGACTCAGGCATGGGCGGTTGCGGGCTTCACCAACGATGCAGTAGTGAAAGCGGGTGACATTATCCAGGTGACTGGACGTTATCGCGTAAGCGGTGGTACTCGTTTGCCGGTGTTTGATTCTGCCGGTTCACAAGTGCTGTTCCGTGGCGTTGTAACGGCAGACGTTACGCTCTCCGGCACGGGTACTGGAACTATCACTGTTGCAGGTCCTGGCATCTACGAAGCTACCGGCGCGTATAACACCACTTCAGCGGCTCTGGCCTCTGGTGACGTTATCACGATCCTGGGAACTTCTGCTGCTACTGTCCAGCCGCAGTTGTTCTACCATCCGCAAGCGTTCGGAGTCGGTACAGTGAAGCTGCCCAAGCTCGCTGCCACTGACACCGTAGCGACCACGGAAGATGGGTTCTCCATTCGGGTGTGTAAGTTCAGCAACGGTGTAACCAACGTGAACGCTTGCCGATTTGACATCGTGCCTGCTTTCGCGGTGTTCAATCCATTTATGGCCGGGCAAGCCTTTGCCTAAACGGGTTAATCATGAAGGGAGGCGTTAGAGAAATCTACGCCTCCCTAAAAGTGATAGAGCGTGACGGGCGGTACGGTGCAATCCTGCCGCCCTTTTTTGGTACACAGGGGGCGATACCTTGAGCGAGTACATCAATAACACAGGTGGCATTACCCTTTCTGTAGGTACCGATGCTTATGCAATCAGTGCGGATGCCGATACGTTTAAGTCTATGGTTGGCCGGTTGACTGACGGCGCGACCTATTCCTATAAAGTTATCTTCAATGATGTAGCAGACGGCACCGATTTTGAGGTGGGTTCGGGTCTGTGGGTGGACGCAACCAGTACGCTGACCCGCGTCACGATTGATAACTCATCCAATTCTGACAATGCCGTTGTATGGGGTGCTGGAACAAAACTTTTGCAGATTGTTGAAGATTCAGCAATGGCAAAAGACATGGAGAAAATGGTTGAGGGTTCAACCAAGATTGTTAGCCATAAATACTCCGTTATGCGAAAGATTGAATACGTTTTCCGGCGCTGTAACCGATAAAACCAGCAATCCCCGATCACGGGTATTTTCTTAAAGCCAGAGCATTAGATGCCCCGTAGCCTTCAAGATAGACCGATTTTCCCTAGCTAGTCAAATATTTTCATGTGTAATTATTTTCATATACCCCAAACTGTGGCCCAAACTGGGGTATAGGGGCACAGTAGACGGGCCATACCCACATAGTGTAGTAACGGGGTTGATGCACTAATTTACAGGCACAAAAAAGCCCGCTAGTCAGGCGGGCAATAGGAGAACCGGTTAGTTATGTTAGTGGGGACTATTCAAATACCGCACCTTTTGGCCCGCGCTCCCGCTCCCTCGCGCCCGATCCCCGCAATGATTCAGTGGGTTCAGGCGCGAGTCTTGGCGGGGACTGAGTAGCAGGCTTGATAGTCGCCTCAATATACGCCGCCGCCTTGAGTGGCGTCATACCCATGACCTTGTCCATTTCCAGCGGGTTTTTGGCAAGGTAGCGAGTGATAGCTGGTCCCTGGTCATCGTTAAGGATATGCTCGGCAACCTCGTTACTGATACCGTAAGCTGCAACAATCTGCCCAGATTGTGCCAATTCCTGCGCTGATATTCCTAGCTTTTCAGCTTTCTCGCTGTAAGTGGTCACTGTGTCGCGTAGTTTGTCCTGTTCAGCCTGCTGGCGTTGCTGTGCGGCCATTGCCTGCTGGTTCTGCTGCCATGCCTGATGTGCGTCATACTGAGCCGCCCTCGCTATCATGGCATCCCGATAGCGCACCTTCTCCGCAAACCCATCGTCGTAAGGGTCAGGGGGAGGGGGAATGTCCGGGCGTATCGGTGCCTCATACTGCTGAACCTTCAGTCGTAGCGCCTCGGCTTCTTGCTCAAGTTGTGACGCCTTGCGCTCTGCCTCCCGCTGTTTTGCCACCTTGCGGGCGATTTCCTCGTTAAACTTGGCCTGTTGCTTCTCGCTGAAAGGCTCCGGTTTATCGTCTACAACCTCGGATACTTCCTCCGTTTCTGCCTTTTCCTCTACCTTTTCGGGTTCGGGATCACCGATAGTCTCTGGCGGTAACGCTTCCGGCTCACCGTCCGGTCCTGGGGTATCATCAAAAACTATGCCTAAATCTGCCATGCTTCACCTCGCCGCAGAAACGCGCTGCGTATCGCTTGCCCATCAGGGCGTTATAACGGGCTTCCCAATAGGACGCCCGCGTTAGTTAATGCGCCCGCACCCGCTGCAACAGGGGCCGGTAGATAGGGCGTGAGCGTGTCCGTCATTGCCCCGCCATATTGGTATGCTGTCTGGTCTGTCGGCTGTCTTGCAACCATGCCGCCTTGCTGTAGGGCATTCTGTAGCCCGTTACCCTGTACCAGTGAACCAGCGACACCAGCAAGCCCCATGTAGCCCTGTAGTGGCTTGTCGAGGGAGGGAAAGACGGTGTTAGACGTGAAATCACCGACACTATTGGCTAGGTCGATAACCTCCTGCCTGCGCTGCGCCCAATACCCCGCCTTTTGCTGCCTGCGCTGTGCAAACCCCTGTGCGGCACCGTAGGCTTCCATTGCGTCCTGCTGGTATTGAGGGTCAGCCGCTACCATTCCAGCCCCTACAGTGGCAGCAGTAGCGCCTAGTAGCTCGGAGGGTTTAGTCTCCATACTCCGCAAGTAAGCGTTATACAATGGTTCGTTATCGTTTTCTATTTTTACAATTTCATTGGGCTTTGGCTTCCATCCTGCGTTTATGACAAGCCCATTTTTACCATCCGTCCAACTACCCTTTGGAACCAAATAATAAGTATCACCAGCTTTTGGGCCATAGGTTTTTTCAATCACATTAGAAGGGTTTCCCCCTCTGTATGGTGGAAGTGCAGAAGTTCCAATGCCAGGCATCCACCCATCGCGCATAATTTGTTCGGCATTAGCACCCTTGTTGCGTATATCTTTATGCGCGACGTATTGTTTATAAAATTCTGCCTCCGTAAGCAGTTTTTGTGCGTCATCAGCCACACCAGATAACAGTTCCGCCGCTTTCTTGGCCCCCTTAACGACTGCCTTGCCCTTAGCCACCTTGCAGCACCCTCTCCATTACCCGTGCCATGCCACTGCTTTTAGCATCATTCTCAATATCAATAGATTCTGCCTCGGCAAGCATCTTAGCCGCCTGTGCTGACTTGCCCTTGATGTCAGCCATAGCCTTTGCCCGGTCAATATCGGCCTTGTAGCGGTCAGTCTCAGCTTCAAACGCCCGTATCTGTAGTTCCTTCTCTTTTGTCTGCGCATCGACAACGGCCACTTGTTGTTTGGTCTGGCTGTCCTGCATCTGCACCTGTACGCCGATCTGCTTAGTTTGGGCATCGGCCATTAACGCCTCTGCTTTGGTCTGCTCGGCTTGTGCCAGTACCATATTAGGGTCAGGTTGCGGCTGTTGCGCCTGCTGTTGGGCAATCTGCCGTTCTTCGTCCGTCATCTGGTCAATAGGGATAGCGCCCGCCTTCAGTAACATGGCGCGTTTACGCTCAGCTAATTGTGTCATGCCGGGGCCGGGAATGTTGTTCAGCAGAATATCCCCGCCCAAATCCACGATAGTTGGGTCGAGTGCGCCGACTTCAGCCATTGCCGTTACAGTCTGTGACTGCCGAGACTTGTAGCTAGGACCGACATTACAGGTCACGTCATATTGACCCTCGCTCAAGTCGTTTAGTACAACAGGGCGCATGGTCTGCTGGTCTATCACCACCTCCCCTAGAATCTCCATTTCATAGGAGCCGTCTTCGTCCAGTATCCTGACTTGTCTGGCTGGCAGGTACGTTCTCGGTATGGCATTTACAATGATCCGTCCGGTATGCCTTTGGGCCACAGACCGAGCCTGCACATACTTGTTGCTGCCTGCGTCCCCTCGGTCCTGAAGAAGTCCAATCGCTTTACCGGATTGCAAGCCGGGGTTGTCGCCCATGTTCGCCGCAAACATACCCGCCGATACGTTGACAAGTTGCGCCATTGCCTCGGATATGCGAGCAAGGCCGGGGTTCACCGCTGCGCCGCCCTGCTGTTGTGGCGGTCCTGGTAGTTCAGGGTCAGCGTTAAAGAACTGCACGGGGTCGCTGTTGGTGTTCAGTGTGGCAAGTGCCTTTTCATGGCCCGCCGCCTGTTCTGGCGTCATCCAGTACTTGGCCCGTGGTGCGAGTGCGCCTTCCTCGATCTCCCTCGAAAGCGTGTAGTTATAGACGCGCTGCGGGTCCATTAGCTTTTCAACCGCCCCATACCAGATGACTTTACCATCTTCCACAACGTCGAAGTTGCCGTAACAGGGAACCAGGGGTATCCAGTTCTCAAATACGGTTTCCTTCGCCTCGCCTAACCAGCCGTTTACATCGAACATCCGGCAGTACACGCATTGCTTGGTACGCTCTCGCCGCCTGACTTCAGTAATGCCCTGCTTCTTCAAGTCATCTTCAATGGTGTCGAATTCGTCGTCATCCTCGTAGACCTTCCCGTCTGACATCATCACCAGTTCACGGGTTTCGGATACCAGATAGTAAAACTTCCCGACAAGTATCAGGTTCTCCCGATAGAAGTAGGTTGTCATGGTCCGGTCACTGTTTACCGATCCATCGTCTGACCTGTCAGGGTATCGCTGCTTGAAGTCTTCAGGCGTGACATAGACCAGCCGCCAGCCATAGGGCGCGTCTGAAGCGTCCTGCTTTGTGTGTGGCCCGAACCAGACAGAGTCGAGGAAGTTAGGCACCTGCTCGATAATTAGGTCTTGATCGAATGAGTTAGAGTCTACATACCGCTGCACGACTTCCCATCCGTCCAAGCCTTTAACACACATTGACCGGCCCGACTTGTTGAAAGTCTCGGAGGCATTGGAGATATTCTCAATGTTCCTCACCAATCCATCGTACAGCGCCGCAGTATCCTTGCTCGCCTTACCCCCCGCCGGGAGAACCTGAATCGAGAAGTCTGACACATCCATAGTCCGTTGCACTTGGTCGATAATCGGGGTTGTCAGGTCAAAGGAGTATCTTGGCTTGCCGTCTGTCTGGTCCCACCATAGCTGCTCCCATTGCCCCCCACGCAGGTTAATGAAGTTAGCCGCCTCCCTTGCCTGCTCACGGTTGTCGTGGTCTGCATCCTGCGCGCATTTCAGCTTTTCCAGCATCCATGCGTGATCCTCTACGCCTTCAGGAGTCTCGGTTGCCTGTTCATCTTCCTCGAATTCAGGCTCGACAATTTCCGGTGTTTTCTTCTTGCGCGCCATGATTATCCCCAGCCCTTAAATTTAATGTCCACCACAGGCTTTTTAGCCACCTCAACCGGACGCATCAGCATCATTACCGCGTCTGCCATGTTCGGGGAGTCTATCCCGTCCTTTTTCATTTCCGGCTTACTCATTAACTGAATACGCCCGCTGTTGTTGTACTTCCTCGGAATTCTACAGAGTTCAGCCCGCAATGCCGGTAACTCAGCAATGGTTGAACAGAATGAAATCAGGTCATCCGGGTTGTGGACCCGCTCGCCCTTTTCCACTGCCAGGAATGTCCTGTACATCCTGTCACGCAGTAGCCAGTAGTATTGCGCCCGCTTGTTTACAAAGGTTTCACGGTTGGTCTTCGCTGATTTCACCTCTGACTCTAACCGCTGGTAGATACGCTCCGGCTGGTCTGCCGCCTCAGACCCCCGGAAAGCCTCGACTTCCATCTTCTTACCTGTCAAAGCATCAGTGATCTGCCGCTTAAGACCCGCGCCCATGCCGTCAGCGTCCCATGTGAACACGTCAGGCTTGCGGTCTATGGCAAAGGTCAATGCCCAATCGGTTGCGGTATCTATCCTGCCGTCACCAGTACTCTGTACGTCCTTAATGACTGAGCCGTGAGAGTACGCCACTGCCTTGTCGTCGCCTGTGTCTGCCGGGTCATAGGCTACCCGCTCCTGCCCCAATGCCGGGAAGCCCAGGGCAACGTGCGCGTCTACACAGGCATCGAACCATTCCGGCTTGATAATCGCATCCGGCACGGAATCCCGGTAAGCATTGCCCCAAATGTTGTCATATTCAGCACGTGACAGGTTGGCAATGTCATCCAATCGCTCTTGTTCCAATTCAGGCGGTAGCCAAGGGTTATCCTGATACCCTAGTTGGACAACAATCATTAAGTCATCTTCGTACCAGCCTTGCTTGGCAAGTGAGGGTTCAGCCCGTGACAGGTACTTTTTGGCGATAGCGTCCTTAGTGCTGCCCCTGTTCATAGTGATCCAGATTTCAGGCGGCTCTATAGCTTCCCCAATCTCCCGGACATTATCGGCAGCGGTTGACCGGATAGAAGGGGTTAATACGCGTAATGAGTTTTCACTGATGGATTCCCCTTCCTCGATCCACAACCGTTTAACACCGTGGAGGGATTTGATACTGGTTATATTCCGGGCTAGGCCCTTGTAGATAACGTGGCCCTTGTTCAATCCCCGGATTTCATCCCGCATCACCTGGAACCGGCTCCCCAGGTCAAGGCGTTCAATCTCGGACTTTAACGACTCGTGAACCGAATCATCTATGCTGTTCTGGTATTCCCTCGCACAACAGATACGCTCCCCTGCATCAGCGAACATCAGCATAATATCCCCGACACCCGTAGACTTCGCCCCACCTCGCCCACCTACTGCAATCTTTACCCGTTTGGGTTTAGCCAATAGCCTGATTAGTGGCTTGGCGACCTGTAGAGGGATTATGGTTTCAGCCGGGTTCAATGCCGGTTATCTCCCATTTGACAGCGCCACCGCCGGGAGCCGATAAGGTATGGTCTTGTTGGTCCTTCCAACCAAAGTTGTTTTTAAGGTTGAAGATAGTACCTGTCGGTGATGTACCGAATAAGCGGGTTTCTAAGAATATCTCTACCCGTTGTTTTGCTCTTTTTACTGTCGCAGAAAATTGCTCGCTTTCGCCGTATGCCCGTAATGTTTCTGTGGTCATTCCGAGATGGAAAGCCAGGCCAGATACAGTAAATGGCTTGTCTTCCGCTTCACATTGGGCAAAGTATTGCTCTATAGCCTCACTCAAGGCTTCCTCGGAGTTATACAAGGCGGGTCTACCGGCTGGCATTATGGCTGTCGAGCAGTTCAACGCCGCCGATTATCAAGCCAGCGCCTATCAGTGACGCGCCCAGGATGGTAATGGCGTGGAGGATGTCAGGGAGTGGTGCGATTATTACCCCTGTAATGACAAAGGGGGCGGCAATCAGTGCGATTCCGGCAATCTTCTTCATTCTGTACCCCAAGAGCGCATTACTAGCCCCTATAAGATAGAACGATTCAGTGCCTTTATGCAATAATTTTCATATGCAATATGTTCCACGTGGAACGCTCAATATGCTGTGTCTAATTGATACCCCAGTCTGCGGAATATGGTCGCGGCCTTTCTGTTTGTTATTTGATTGTTAAAGTTGGCAGTAAGAGTATTCCCGTTAACCTTTAGGACTATCTCATAGTTATAGATGCCTGAGCCGTCTTCCGCTTCCATATCCAGTGTGCGTTCTACGATAATTTCAAATGTCTCACCCATATCTACCACTCCCCCCGCCCGTTATTCCATTGCCGCCGGCGGAACCCTTGCTTCAGGTAGTCAATCAATTCGGCCCGCTTCATGCTGGCTTTATGGCGGTTGTAGTCCTGGTTGGTTAATTGGGTAATTTGCCCGCCTGCCCTCTCGTACTCCTGCATTTGGAGGGCTACCCTGTCCCGGTCTACTGCCTTACTGGTATGGGTTGGCGGGTCATATTCTGGAAAGTGGCGCATATTTATAGAATCAGTCATATTATTATCCCCTGTAGTATTCTTATTGCTGCGTTGAGTTGCTTCAGTTCCTCGACAATCTCAGCCGGAGCCATAACCTGCCCGTCTCGAAGTACTACCCACAAGCCGTTTAATTGGCCCACAGAGTAGATTGGCCCGCCCGCATCGCTCATTGGATCTCTACTTCCGCATAGGGCCATACAGGCGAGCCAAAAACCGGCATATCACGGCACCCCCGTCAGCAGCCATATTGCGATATGCACCAGCAGGATAGCGCACACTGTCAGGCTCACTGTGAATAGGGCTACTGTCCTGATGACTGTCATGGCTTGAATACCATGTCAGCGCCTCTTGATAAGCCCAATATCTTTTCAACAAGATAGAAATTTTGCTCGGCCTTGCGCCTACTGCTGAAACTTTCTCCCGGCGTACACAATCGCCGCCCGTTTGCTGCCACTAGAGACCACCGCCACTTTTTGTCAGCGGCCCGAAAGAAAACTACCTTGGCTTTTTTCATTGTCCCGCCCTCCTAAAATTTAGGCCCGCTTTGTGAATCCATCTTAATGACTGCGTAGGCTCCCGCTAAAATGCCGATTCCTAGCCCCGCAAAAAATAGCCACACCGTTGCATCGCTCATTTCCCTGCCTCCAGATATCTATCCACTACATGAGCAATCATGTGCGGCTGGTGTCCTAGTGGCACTTCATCACGGTATCTTGTAAGCAATGCCTTGCCTTGATATACCTCTTTCTCCAGCATGGCTATGCGCTCAACCAACCCTCGGATAGTGTCAAAATCTGTCACGTTATAGGCGGGGTCAGGCAGGTCTAGCGCGTCATACAAAAACAAGTTTAGGTCTGCTGCTGCTGATGATTCGCCGTCTGCATAGCCTAGTTCATAATTTAATGTGCTCATTTCCCCTCCTCCCCTTTTGCGTTATCCGTGGTTATCTCGGGTTAGCAAATCCTTTGCCCGTTGCTTGTAATACTTCTTCAACCACTTCAGGTCGTCTATGGTGGCCTGTAGCGCATCGTGCGGGCCTTCAAGCCACTCCACTAGCTCCGCGCCTATCTTGTCTATCAGGGCGATTCTGTAGGCCGTGAGGTTGCCTGACTTGTAGGTATTACAGTGCTCACATTGCCCGTGGCAGTTAAGCTCGTTGAATCGCAGTTCTGGATGACTGCCCACCGGTTTATAATGTCCTGCATTCCGTTTTGCGCCCGTGTCACGACCACAGGAAATACAGGGCAATTGATTGTCACGCGCCCGTATGAATTTATTGAACTCAACCTGTGCCTCCCGCGTGTAATCGCCCTTTGTCTTTAACTTTTCCCGCCGCCTGCGGGTTTCTACCCTGTCACGCTTGGCGTTTTCAATCACCACATGCTCAAGGGCGCACTTAGGGCTACACACCTTTGCAAGCGAGCTAATCGGCATGTAAGGCTCCCGGCATATCCGGCAAGTCTTAGCCTTCCTCGCCATTATCTGCCGCCCTCTCGATAGCATCGCTGATTATTCGCAGTGATTCCGATATGCTCGTTAGGATTGCTAATAACTGTTCAGCCTGGTCGTCGCTCATGGTATGTATTCCTGCTCTGCCATGCTGAACCGATCTGGGAAAGGAGGCAAGACTACCCCCCATTCTTGGGCAACCCATTTTTGCAACCCCTGTATAACAACATCGTGGTCAGTAGTATTGGCTTCCTCGGTTGACTGCTTTGCCGCTACCGCCTGAAATATCGGCTTATAAACATCGGCCTTGAAACTCTCCTCCGTCCATTGCGTATCCAGTCCCCTCGTCGCCATTTTGTGTATCACCACCCGTTTATCTATGCCGTTGTCATTCAACACTTTAGCTACTTCCCGAATCCACAAGTGTACCGCGTTTCGCTGGGCATCGGTTTTAGGCTTATCAGTCATTTAAATAACCCCATTTCGGTCATCGGCGGGGACTTTCCGACTATATTGCAGCCCTAGAACTGCTTGACCTGACCAATTCACGGATAGTTTATGTGAGCTAACCATCACGCGCCTAAAGGACATTGGCTCAGTCCTTTTCATTCTGCCGCTTCCTGTACTCTTTCCACAACCACTCTTTTTTTAGATGCCCTTGCAGTAGCTTTGATACGGGTTCGTCCAGGCTTGCAATCAGCAAGCGCCTTTCCTCCAAGCCTAACATCATTGCTTCCCGAATGTACGCTCTCGCGGGTCTGGTATTCGTAGGCTGTAGCCCGCCACTTCCAGCCGTTATAGGATTCTTCGCCACACTGCTTTTCCTCGGTTGTCAGGTGATAGGGTGTCATAGTGCCGCCTCGATGCCTAGTGCCTCATTGCTGTTCTGCCGTATCTTCATCCGCGCAAACTTGCTGGCTGGCTTGCTGTAGGCAATATACCCCTGCTTGAGTTTCCGCTGTGATAGAAACCCATCATGCGCCATTGCTGAAAGCAGATTAGCAGTCCCCTCGTATGTCAGTCCCAATAGCGGGGCGATAACATTACGATTGAATTCGTCGCCGCTGACAAAGTGCGGGCTGTTGAGGACGATAGCCCGCTGTTGTTCCCGTGATAGTATTTGCTTTGTTCTAGCCATTACTTGCTCCATGATGTGTCAGCCCCAAACTTCGGCTAGTTTATATTCGTCGGGTATTGCGTTATGGTTATTGCACCTCTTCGCTTCCCTGTTCACCACTTCAACATAACGCTCTTGATCTTCTATCGGAATATCCCCGCCCTGATTGAATATCCCTGACATCGTTTCGGAATCCTTGGCAATGTAACCAATGAACCACATCCAGGCTTCGCGTACTATTTCATCAGTGTATGTTCGCTTGCCTTCAACGCCTCTCCCTTCCCAACATCCCGCGCAATATCCATCAAATGATTGCAGCGCGTACCTGTCCTGCAATATCCGGTTTGGGCGCTTTTCCTTATCGCGCCCGCAAAATTCAGACGCGGCCCCGACACTGATTTTACCTGTATTGATATTGGCAACGGTTGCCAGCGCAATGATTGACGGTCTGCCGCACTTACAGGAAGGCGCACCGTTAAAGTCTGTTTTGGTTGATGCCGCTGATTCAATCCTGCTCTCAAACGCCATGATAGCGACCCTCTAAAATTTTGGTGTAGTTGGATGCCTTGGTAATCCATTCCAGCGTAGCAATAAACGGACTGCGGCCATTGGTGGACTCCACCTTGCCGGTTAAGAATGGCGACTGTGCGATGTAGTCAAAGTAATTAGCCCAATTCTCTAAGGCGGGCAAATCTTCACGCCACCGTTGTTTGATTGCCCCCTCCCTTGCTTTGGTTATTTTCTGGCATGATGGGTGTTTAGGTAGTTTCTGGTGATACAAGTCAACAATTTGGCGCACTGGTACGCGGTCAACCGGCTTGTCCGGTGACATAAGTGTTTTAGTTTCTATTCTATTCTCTTCTATTCTCTTCTTATCTGTTCTTATAGGAGGGACTTTGTCGGGAGTGTGTCGGGACACTGTCGGGACACTAGTAATGCTGCGTAATAACTTCTGCGTGTACTCGTCTGTTCTGGTTGCCATTTTCAGGCAAGTGATCCGGCCCTCGCAATTCTCAAATAATCCGAGATTGCACATATAGGTCATCATTTCCTGTACGCGCTCATAGTGGATATTTGTGGCCGTTGAAAGCAGTTCTGCATCCTCTTCCAGTTCGAAAGACAGGTTATGGGTTTCGACATTGCGGGCAATGGATTCCAGGCAGAACCAGTAAAGGCCGTATCCTTCCATTCCGTATTTGAGTCTGACGCGGGCAAGTTTTGCGTCCAGTGATGCGGTACTATCGTGCTTAAACCATTTCATGTTATGATTCTTCCATTGTTTGATGTCGCAGTTAAACAATACGCTTACTCCCTGTATGCGTCAAGTCCCGCAAGGGGCGCACCAGACCCGCTTCGGCGGGTTTGTTGTTTAGTGTCACCGCTGTAATTCCTTGACCGCATCTTTGGCATCGTCTTTTAGACGCTGCTCCCACGCCTCGGCCACCTCATATTTAAATTCTTTGGGAGTCATACCAGAGTTAATAGCCTCCTCGACTGCATCCCATATCATATCAGTGGCGCGGTTTGTCTTTCGTACTCTTGCAACGATACCACCGCCCTCCGTCAACCCAAGATATAACCCCAGTGGTTTACTCATCTGCCACACTCCCCCGCTTTGTATAGACCCCAGCCAAATCGGGATACTTTGACTCTATGGCCCGTGAATAAAACGCCGTGTAGTTGTTGTTCAGTTTGAAGGGTTCAGTGCCACTGGTTCTGAGCATATGATCCCACCGCAATGTCTCAAACAGCATCTTCATGCCGACCCGCTTATGCCCCCTCGCCACCAGTGTCCTTGTACGGGTAACGAGCGTGGAGAATACATGGGGATTCTCGCGGTGAAACTCGGCAAACCCCTCGGCCATATCAGCGGGAACATCGCCCCAGGCTATGTCGAGTTGCTGGCTCATGGTTTCTTTCCTTTTTTTAACGCCTGCTTCCTAGCCTCGACTGCATTTATTGCTCGAACAATCTCCAAGTCATCTTTTTTCTTGCACTCTTGGCATACCCAATCATTATGACGGGATTTTAACCCCCCCGCCCGCATCAGTGCCGCAAGGGACGCTGCCGAAAACCGCGCTGTATACCCACACCGCTTGCATGATATTGGCATATCCCTCACTTTCCAGCCTTTGGTGGGCTTTTTCGTTTGGCCCATCATCGACAGCCCGATCTCGCCTATGGGTCTGTGTCCCTCGCCGCCGGTACGGTCAAGTCCCTTCACCTTACTCACTTGACGCACTCCCGGCGAATGATTGTTCTCAGCAATCCGGCAACCGTCACGCCCTCCTTTTTAGCCTTGTTCCTCATGGCATCAAGAAGCCACGGCCTAAGGGTTATATGGAATGCTGCGTGTTTTTCTGTCCAGTTGTTTCTTCTGTTGTTAGCCTGCTGTGCATGGCTGGCCCATCGGCAATTACTAGGCTCATAGTTGCCATTATTGTCGATGCGATCAATAGAGAACCCTTCCGGCCTTTCGCCCATATTATGCACAAACCGCGCGAAATCGTTTTTCCATTCATCACAAACAACAACACCCCTTGCGCCATAGTGTTTATAGTTTGGGTTAGTTTTTGTGTAACACCTCGCCTTCATGTTTTGCCATGTAGGGTAAAGTGGATGATTTCTCTGGCTCATTTCTTCACCCTCGCTGCATGGCTACGGCGTATCAGCAACCGGATAACGGCCTGCTCTGGCATACCCTCAATTTCTGCCAGTTCTCGGAGCATCCCTGCAACCGCTACCGGCATCCGTACACCCTTTACTACTGTTTCTTTCGTGTCTTTCTTCATAAAATACCCTTATATGTAGCGTGTTCAGGCGTATAGTAATCCGGTGTTATTTATTTTGCAACATTTATTTGTTGCCCTATTGACAACATATCAGAGCGGGTCTAATATCCGTACATCAGCACAACAACAGGGAGAAAGGCAATGTTAAAACAACTAGGCGTTCCGGCAGCAAAGCGCACATATCGCATGGATGTCATGTATGGCGCGGCGATTATTGTCCATGCCGCCTCTAAATCTCAGGCGCGAAAAATCGCACACACCCACGGGTATTGCGTGTCATCAATAACCACTGTCCGATAGTAAACAGCCTGTACATCACCAACAGGGAGACCGACATGGGCGACCTAACAAAAAATCAACTAGCAGTGATACTCGAAAGGCACGGCAAGTGGCTGCGTAACGAGGAAGGCGGGGAACGCGCCGACTTAAGCTATTCCGACCTGCGCCACGCTGACCTACACCATGCCAATTTGAGTTTTGCCAATTTGCGCTCTGCCAACCTGCGCTCTGCCGACCTGCGCTCTGCCGACCTGAGCTATGCCAATCTGTGCCATGCCGATTTGCGTTATGCCCATTTGAAATATGCCAATTTTAACCATGCCAGCCTCCGCTTTGCGTATGGCAACGCAGAAGAATTGAAAACCATGCACATCGAAACCTACCCCATATCCTACACCGCCGAAATTATGCAAATCGGCTGTGAGCGTCACCCCATAGCCGACTGGTGGGCTTTTGATAATGAGCGCATAGCAGAAATGGACGATGCGACCTCGCTCGAATTTTGGGGCAAGTGGAAAGTGATTCTGCGCCAGATTATTGAAATGTCGCCCGCTACACCGACTGGGCATGAAACGAAAACTGAGGAGGCCGCATGAACAACCTGGAGCAAACCATAGACCGCGCCGTTGAAATCGAGCGCGATGCCGACATCGACGCCCTGAGTGATGCCGCCCTGCTGCCGTTTCAAATGGTAGAGCCAGAGCAGGACATATTCGACTTGGCTGTGATCCTCGCGGGGCTGCGTAAGGGTTTCGATATGCCGGAGCTCATTGACTTCAGCCGGGGCAGCTTTGGCAAGGCCCAAATACACGTTACGCCCGAATGGTTTGACGCCACCTTTGCCGGCAATGCCAGCATCGTCATTGAGCCTAAACCTCAGTTTGAGGGCGTTAGAAAGAGCATCGACTACGAGGGCGTGGATATTTACTGCTGGACTAAAGCCAGATTTGTAATGGAGGCAGTGTGATGAACCGCCGCGCCTCTGACTTCAAGCTCGACTGGATGGCTGTGCTGGTGGCTATCAACGCATTCCTCTACACCCATATTTTGATTCAAGTCGCAATAATGACAGGAGCAATCTGATGAAACTGAACCTTGAAGTGGAACTGATTCCTGAGTGGGATGAGGACTGTAACGATAACGTGACCCTGACAGCCCTGCGGTTTCCAGGCTGTAACCAGAACGTCCTGATATTCCTGTCTACTGCGGAGCAAAAAGAGGCACAGGAGGCATTGGAGGAGGCTGTACAAGATGCGGCAATCGCAAGGGTAGAGATGCTGCTGGAGAGGCGCGGCCCCCGCCTGGGGCAGTACCGATCACCGAGGACGGGAGAATGAGCGAGCCAATGGAAAGTGCTGATGATTTCCTCCAAGGAATGGCAGATTGCAAAGCCGGTCTGCCCCAAGTGGGGGGATCAAAAGACTACGACAGGGGCTATGCCGCACAATACCAGCATGAGCAGAACCTTTCCGAACTGAGCCGCAGGAGAATTGGGTGATGGACTTAACTAAGCTGTCGGAACCCCTCA